AAAGCTCTTTCTTCAAGTTCGTCTAAGTAAAATCTTTGTACATCTACTTTATGCTGATGAGTTGCCCACTCTTCAATCATAGATCTATAACTTTTCTTAAAGAACATTTCTATTTCTGGAAGAGACTTTAAAGATTCTGGATTAAGTTGTTGTTGAGCTTCTTCTGAATTAGGATCTAAACCTTGCTCAAGCATTGCAGCTGTAACTTTTACTTGAGCTTGTTTCATTAAAGTTTCTTCAACCATAGCTCTTTTCTGCTCAAGCATTTCATTATATGAAAATTCATCAACAGCCCTGTATGTTAATTTAGTTGATCTTTTAGCAAATTCTGCAACAAGTACATTTATAACGTTTGGAATAATTGGATAAAACTTCAACTCTAAAGCAGAACCTTCGTTATCATTTTCAGTAAGCATTGTAATAATATCTCTAGATTCATTATCCTCTTCAACAATATAATCAGTTCTATCTATATGACCTTTTGCAAGCTTATAATTTTTTGATAATCTTCTTGCACTTACCTGTAATTGTTTTATACCATTCCACTCTAACCAGTCCATGTTCCAAGCAGCCCACTCATCATCTTTTTTTTTCTTAGGTAAAAACTGTAAAGGTTGTGTTACGGTTCCAATTCTGTTTTGTTCTACCTTAGCTCCTTTTTTTAACTGAAGTGCATTATATACTTGCATAGTTATTATTTAATGTTTTTAAAAGCAGATTTTTTAAACCCCCTACCTTTTGATCTTTTGTTTTTTCTACCCATATGCCTAAACGGACTACTATTTAATTTAAACAAATTTTCTGACTTTTGCAACTTTTTAGCCGCATCATCTCTTATGATTTGCTTAGTATATCCTCTATTAGATTCTTGTATTCTCATAAAAGATACAAGTGCCACAAATGATACTAATCTATCCACGTTAACTCCATCTGCATATTCTTGCATTTCTTTTATTAACATAGGATCAGGAATTCGTTCTATTCCATAAGTTGTTCTAACAACAGTTCCATCCTCTTTTGTTTCTTGATCAAGTTCTTCTCTTACAAATTCTATCCCATAACTAAGAAGATGCGACTTAAACAATGTTCCTGTATTCTTCCAACCGTATTCCTGAAATACATTTTTGTTTGCACCCAGATCTTTTAAGAACATTATTTGACTTTTAGGAACTAAATACTTTTGCTTCTTTCTACTTATCATATAATTAATAAATAGAGAAATATTGTTCTCTATTACAGTCCACGCATTATACCACTCTATTATAAGTTCCAGTCGCTGATGGGTTTGTTTTATATCATCAAATCTTCCACACCATGCTGCTACAATCTTACTTTGTTCGATGTATGTTTCAGTTTCTGTCCCTGTTACTTTTGTAACTTCTACAGAGTTTTTCATTACGTAAATAGAACACAAAGAGTCTGATGTTGTGGTTTTACCTTCAGCTACAGGGTCAATAGAAGCATAATAACTTCCAAAGTCTGGTTTTTCTTTATTAGGTCTTTCCCATACTACAAGACAACCTGTTTTATCTTCAGTCTTTTTATTTACTGGAAAATCACGTATAGGTTGCTTATTGCTTTTTTTAACAGTTGGTTTACCATTAGCATCAGTTGATATATCTAAAAACTCATAAGCATATTCTTTCTCTTCTATTCTTCTTGCTTGTGCAGAAAGAAGGTGTGTAGGAAATACAGAAACAGATCTATTATCAAATGCTTCTTTTATGTTTCTTGGATGCTGGGATATTCTTAATTGATAATCCTCTGGAGCTAGTTCTCTTTTCCAATCATCAAATTGTTTTTGTAAAGCTATAGTAGCCTCTTCTACTTTAGAGTTGCCATATTGATCTATATGTGGAGGCATAGACCATTGTTCAGGAATAAATAAACCTGACAAACCTGTAGTACCTTTATGATCAATTAAATCTGTTTGTACAGCATAAACATCTTTAGAAGTAGGATTAAGAATCATATCTTTAAGCGGGTTGCATTGTGACAAATCACCTACGGATCCTGCTGCTATAAACAATCCTGTAGTAGTTAGTCCTGATCTCATTGCAGGTCTCATGTACTCATATGTTTTATCCATCTTAGGTGCAATTCCAGCCTCCTCATGAAAGAAGTATTTAACAGGACCCCCTACGCCATTTGTTGGATCTTTCTCAAATGACATACCTTGTATAGTTCCTTTAAGACCTACTTCAGTTTTTCTGTTTCCTTTTCTAACCTCAATCTTCTGCTGCCACATCATTACCTTACTTGGATTCATCGGTCTATACCATGCAGTATGTTCATTTAAGAATGCTGCATATTCATCTAAGAACTTCCAAGATCCTTTCTCATTGATGTAATCTTTAAGACTAGCTCCTATCTTTAGGGTTACCCCTGGCTCAAACCATTGCTGATTAATAAGCTTTGCCATGTGATAATAGGAAGATGCTATCTGACGTTTCTTAAGTATAGCAACATGCTTATAGTTTAACTCTGCTAATATTTCATATAGCGCCATATGATACTGCGCATCTCTAATATCTGCAAACCCAAACTTTTGTATTTCTTTGTTAAATATAGGCAAGAAGTTTAACCACATATAATAGTCTCTTGCTATATACCAGACTTTATCTTTTGATTTAAATATTACTCCTTTTCTGCACTTTTTCTTTTCTCCTTCCCAGTAATTAATAAAGTCTCTTGATTTAAATGGAGCTGCGCAATAGAACCCTTGCTTATTAAATCTATTAGCTTCTGCGTTAAATTGTGTAGAAGTCTGATCAAAATTATACTGACCTGGTTCTTTAAATAAATCTCTTACATAACTTGCAAAGTCTTCCCTACTATCAAAGTCTGTACTAGTCCATTTACCATTATCCCATGTAGGAATATCTTGATATATTTCAGTATCATTGGTCATATCCTAATCCTATTCCACCTCTTACATTACTTTGCTGTTCTTCTTGAAGATCTTTATAAGCGCCTTTAAATGATTCTCGAATCTGTTGATATTTAGCAGCAGCATTTACTAAAGAGTTAATATTACCATCTCTACCATGCTCAATAGGTGTAGTCTGCATATATCTACCTAATCTATCTAGCATAGCTGCAATACCATTATATGCTCTGGATGTTGGAGTTTGATACATTTTTTCACAAAACTTAAGTGCTGCCCATATATCATCATCTTCTGTAGAAAACTCACCTTCTACTTCTTTCATTATTACTTCTTCTTTTTCATGCTCAGGTGTATGAAAGAAAGGATTCATATCAGGGTTAGGGCAAGTCATGTAAAAAAGATATTGATAGATTTTTAAATAATCTTCTGGATAATTATCCATTATATCTTTAAGTGACTTAAGGGTATAACAATGTTCTGTAGGAACTACCTTACCATTTTGTATATCAAATAGTTTTGCAATCATTTCTTCTTTAGTTTTTTTCTATTATCATGCAGATAATGTATTAACGATATAACTTCATCTTTAAGGTAAGGAACTGGTATTTGAATTAAATCTTTTAAAACTGGATCTCCTTCTGCAGTATATTTAGTAATAGGATAGCCATGTTCATCTTTGCCTTCTTCTTCAAACTGAACATGATGAATATACATAGGTCCAGGTCTTAACTTAGGATTATGCTTTAATATAATATACATATAAATACTGAGTTGTAGAGCATAATGATTAAAATTACAATCATCTAAATGACTAACTGGAAATAGCATTTTCTGAGATATACCTTCCCAGTCTACGTAAGATTGCATTTTAATTTCCTTATTAGTCTTATAATCTATGATTGATACTTTACCCTCAACAACTTCTACTAAATCTGACTGACCGCATATACCTGCAGACTTTAAATAAACCATATGTTCTGGATAAACTCCTGGTTCTAATTTTTGCTTTGGCGCTACTTTAACACCTTCGCTTTTTAATATTGGACTAAAAACTGGTACAGTAACTCCATTTCGCTCAATTGAAGCTAGTGAACATAAATCATCTTCTCTTTGATTATGGTAAAATGTTCCAAGAGTCATAGCTCTTTCAGATTCTTTTTTCCAAACCTCTTGAATTTTTTTTGGTGTCATTCCATACCACTTAGAATTTTTTCTTTTAGAAACCTTTTGAGCCACCTTTTTAGCATCAAAAGGTTCTTTAAAATGAGATGTTAAAGTTGTTACGCTTATCCAATCTATAGGATTATCTTCATTTGATGACTTGTAACTATGATCTTTTTCTGTAAATATTATACTCATAATTCACCTAATTTATCTTCTTCTTCTTCTGACATTAAAGCGGGCCATTCACCTATAGGACATTCTGATGATAAAGCTCTTGTTTTAAAAGCAAGTGAACATCCGCAATTACCACAACAAGGTTGTGTGCCTGGCATTTCACATTTAGAACCCTTTAAATCTATTTCAGAACATTCGTTGCATAAGATCATTCTCTTTGCTGCAACATCCTCTACATATTCATCTAACATTATAGAGTTTTTTATGCCCTCATAAATTTGTTTTCTATTTTCCCATATTTTTCTAAGATTCACTTTTTATTTTTTAAAAATTCTTTTTTTCTATTTTTTTCACTTTCTATTTGTTCCTGAATATTACATAAAAGCTCTACTTTTTCTTCAAGCATTTTTTTATTATAATACGCAGAATATGTTGAAGTATCATGATTTTCTAAGTACTTTTCAAACTTTGGAATAGCTTTAGAAATGGATCTTTCTCTAGCCACAAATAACCCAAGACCTGTTATATTTATTCTTGGGTGATACATCTGACTTAATAAAGCTCTAACATTTTTGTAATAAAAATCTATTAAATTTTCAGCTAAGTCTTTAGATACATCTTGCTCTTCTGCAATTTCGTTATATAATGATCTGGCTTTTTTAGGCTTCATTTTCCTAAAAATTTATAATCTAAAAATATAGTTCCAGATGTTTCAACATTAACATTTTTATGAATGCTAATTATCTTTTTGGTTTTCTTAATTAATTTATTTTTGATGCATTTATTAATACAATTTCTAACTGTTTGTTGAGATTTAAAAATTTTATGTTCTTCAGATGCATCATAACAGAAATGAGCAAGTTCAATAGGACCGCTTGTACATAATAATGTCATGCAATCTAAATCAGAATTACTCACTGTTATTTTATTTATATAACAGTGAGTTAATAACTGATATTTAATAATGTCTCTTTTTGACATTATTACTTTTTTTTGAACTTGTTTAACAACAGCCATTATGCGCTTTGTTTTTTTAGACTTCTCTTTTTTGATTTAACCTCTGGTTCAGATACGGGATCTTCTGGTTCAGGGGGTGCCATCATTTGAGCATACGCCATTTGAATTTGTGCTCTTTTTAATCTTGTTTCATCAATTTCTGATAGCATACTTTCATACTTTAATTGAGCTTCTAAATACGGCATTGATTCTGTGTAAAAGGTGAGCATGTCTTCCTTTTTTTGTTTCAATTCTTCAGGTGATAAATTTTCTGGATTTTCCATTGGTTTAAATTTTATTTACTCAAATATACAAATAAAGTTTAAACTTCTATGG